TTGATGTTGATGATGCATTTGGAGCAGCTGCTGCTACATCTGCATTACTAGCAAACGCAGATATATCATCAATTCAATTAGACACAGATGCAAGCACATCTGATGTTGAAGTATTTATAGCAAGTTCATAGGAGACATAAATGGCAGACTTAACAATAACATTATCAGAGGCATTAACTTTAAATGGAACAGCTCAAGGATCTTCTAATAAGATGGTTATATCAGGGGTGAATGAGGCTGAGAGAAGGATAGTTACTTGCCCTACTTCAGAAATAACATTAATAACTTTTGCCGCAGCTTATGGTGCAGGTGCATATGTAGCAGGAGATGTAAGGTATGTTAGGATTACGAATAAGGATGATACTAATTCAGTGATGATTACCACTATTGGTGCTGCTTCTACGAACTATTCCATAAGGCTAGATCCTGGAGCAAGTTTCTTAATTCAAAGTGATTCTACCGCAGCAACTGGAGTAGTGGATTATGGGGATATTACAGGAGATACGTTAGAGGATTTAACTAGTATAACTGGAATTGCAGATACCGCTACAGTAGACTTGGAAATGTTTATTGCAACAGCATAATAGGAGAGATTAATGGCTCGCAAGGATAAAACAGCTGAAAGAATAAGGCAGTTATTTAATAGAGTAAATTCAAGTACCAGGGTTCAATGGGAGTACATGAACCAAAAAGGATTTGATTTTTCTAATGATAATCAACTAACAGATGATGAGAGAATATCTTTAGAAGAGCAAGGAATGCCTACTTTTACAATTAATAGGATTATGCCTGTAGTAGAGATGTTAAATTTTTATGCTACAGCAAATACACCTAGATGGCAAGCTATTGCTGCAGAGGGTTCTGATACTGATGTAGCTGCTGTATTTTCAGATATAGCTGATTATGTATGGTACGGATCTGATGGGGGAACTTTATATGCCAATGCTGTAAATGATGCGATTACAAAGTCTGTTGGATACTTAATGGTAACTGTTGATCCTGATTCTGATAATGGTATGGGTGATGTAAAAATTACTCAGCCAGAGCCATTTGACGTCTATGTAGACCCTAAATCTAGAGATAGTTTATTTAGAGACGCTTCATTTATTATGATTAGGAAGGTTCTTCCTACCGGACATATCAAAAAACTATATCCAGACCATACTCGTAAAATTAATAATGCTGCATCATCAGAGAATGTAGATTATGTATATACAGAAAAGTCATCAGGAAATGACCAGAAAGATTTTAGTTATAAAGATATACCTGAGTCTGAAAGTATAGATCCTAATTCTGGAGAGACCGATAAGCTTATAGAACTATTTGAAGTATATGAAAAAGATAGAATTGCATATGTAAATGTATTTTATCGCGTACCACCTGATGAGTCTACTCTCAATCAAATACAAAATCAAGTAGATGTTAGAATGAAAGAGATGGCTCAAGAGATGTCTGTTCAATTAAAAGAGCAACAGCTTAAAATGCAACAGGCTGTGCAAGATGGCTCTATGATACCAGAAAGATATGAATTAGAACTACAAAAAGCTCAAGATACAATGAAACAGCAACTAGAAGTTGCAAGGCAAGAGTATATGAGCCAAATGCAGGCTGAAGCATCTAAGATTGAAAATAGAGTTATCAGTCAAAAAGAATTTAAGATTATGTCGAAGGATAAGCTATTTGCTAGTATGATAGTAGATAAGATTGATTTCTTCGGAACAAGGATTAAGCAGAGTGTAGTTGTTGGTGACAAGACTCTATATGAAACTTATTTGCCAGAAAAAATACAAGAGTATCCTATTGTGCCATTTTCATTTAAATGGACAGGTACTCCATTTCCTATATCTGCAGTATCTCCATTAATAGGCAAGCAAAGGGAATTAAATAAGGCTCATCAGTTAATGGTTCACAATGCTTCACTTGGATCTTCATTGAGATGGATGCATGAAGAAGGAAGTATTGACACTGACTACTGGGAGCAATATGCATCTTCTCCTGGGGCATTACTGCCAATAAGGCCTGGTTCAACACCTCCAACTCCAGTTCAACCCGCTCCATTATCAAATGCATTTTATGGGATTGTTAATGAAGGGAAAGGGGATATGGAATATTTAGCTGGTATATATGGAGCTATGCAGGGAGATACATCATCTCAGCATGAAACATACAGAGGTATGCTTGCCATGGATGAATATGGTACCCGTAGAGTTAAGCAATGGTTAAAGAACTCTATAGAACCTGCATTAAAACAATTAGGTATTGTGACATCGCAATTCACGCAATCCGTATACACAGCACACAAAGTATTTAGAATAGTTCAACCTAGCGCATTACAAGAAGATAGACAAGTAGAGATTAACGTTCCTATTTACAATGACTTAGGGGAAGCTGTTGGTAAGTTTAAAGATTATGCTACAGGTAAATTTGATATACGTGTAGTTGCAGGCTCAACATTGCCAGTTAATCGCTGGGCATATTTAGATGAGCTAAAATCATTAATGCAGTTGGGAGTTATTGATGATATCGCTCTGTTAGCAGAAACCGATATTAGAAATAAAGAGCAAATTGCTAAGCGTAAGAGTATGTACTCGCAACTTAGGGGTCAGGCTGAGTCAGCTCAGAACCAACTTAAAGATGCTCAAGGTACAATAGAAACTCTAGAGCGCCAATTAGTTCAAGCTGGCATTAAAAACAAGGTTATGCAAGCAACTGTTGAGGTTAACTCAAATAGAGACAAAGCCAAGCTTCAGGTAGATAAAGAAGTTATGGAAACCAAGGCTCAGCAGAAGCACCTCAGGAATGAGAGACTTAAGCACAATCGCGATGTAAATGAGCGTTTGAGCAATTTCGAAGCTGAGAGAATAAAAGCCTTGACTACAAAGGAAGAGAATAAGTAAATTAATATATCTTGAAAGGAGATAAATATTATGTCAAAAGACCAAGAAGGTAACCCTCTAGGAGGCTCTTCGGATTTTTTTGAAGCAATGGATCGCCAAGTTAATGGGGCGATTTTAGATGATCAGCCAGAACAGGTAACTCCACAAGCGAGTCAGGAACCCGAAAGGATAACCCCTGCAAGAGCTACGGACCCTACAAATAAAGCGGTTGATTGGGAGAAGCGGTATAAGGACTCAAGTCGCGAAGCTGTAAAGATGCGCGAGACTTTGAATGATTTAAAACCCTTTGTACCAGTTCTCGAAGCGATGAAACGCGATAGTGGTCTTGTTGATCATGTGCGTGGATATTTGGTGAATGGTGGTGAACCATCAAAGAACATTACACAAAGCTTAGGATTAGATGAGGATTTTGTATATGATGCTGATGAAGCATTAAAAAATCCAGAGTCAGATTCTGCTAAAGTGTTTAATGCTCATGTAGATGGAGCTGTCGAAAAGCGTGTTCAAGGTATCTTGGCTGGCGAAAAAAAGCAAGCAGTCATGGCTAGAGCTAAACAAGCTCAGCTAGAAGAGATTGCAACCTTTAAAGAAAAGCATGGCATGGATGATGAACAGATTAATGAAATCATTAGTGGCGCGAAACAGCGTAAGCTTAGTCTAGAAGATCTTTACTTCTTGCAGAATAAAGGTAAGACTAATGCTAATGTGGCAAACGCAACTAAAGAAGACATGATGACCCAAATGCGAAACGTAAGAAACATACCAACAAGCGCTAGTGGAGTCAATAGTCCAAGGGCAGATAAATCAGCAGACGATCAAATTTTTGATTCTATTGCTGGGTCATCTGCGGACTTTGACGACTTGTTCGGCGGGTAACATTTTGTTATTCTGCCATTTTAATAACCTAAATAAAAGGAGATAAATCTCATGGCAGATGATATCTTTGAAAATGGACTGCAGAGTGCAGCGTTAGGTGATAACGCACTAGGTTCGGCTGGTAGTCGGCTAGGTACAACTCTAGGTACAGGTGATTTACGAAGAAAGTATAACTTCGGTGAGCGTGTATCTGAGTTAGCACTATCTCAGGATCCATTTTTTCGATTCGTAAGTAAGGTGAATAAGCA